GGGTTTCTTGTTATTATTTGTATCGTTCTGCTAACTTCTTGATAAGCGGATGAACTATAAAGACTCCAGGTTCCCAAACAACCTTGGAGCAGAGCTCAGCGAAGCTGGACACATCTTCCTTGATGTCCAAAACTTCTAGCATAGGGTTCCAGTCCTGGTGCGTGACTTTACTAGATAACTCGGGCTTATCCCATTTATCATAATCGTAAAGTCTGGCACGCGTCTCTTCTTGACTGGTTTTAAGGGGACATTTGACCATTTCCAGATAACTTCCAAGCACTGGCATACCTTTGAAGGTACTCCAGCTATGGATGATATCATATACTCGCAATCTATAGGCGAGCTGCTCAATGTTTGGGTTCTTCCTTTGCAATTTAGCATACATTACATTGTTGCTAGGGTTTTCGTGGGAAGTTCCTACCTTTACCAGTATCTCAGGAGACGGATACCATACCGTGTGACTTTTACCGTCGATACGCGCAGCGACGTAGAATCCTTTTAAGAATGTCATACGCCGTGGGTCATCATGCACTTTTACCTTGAGTTTGACCCCATACTCGGTGCCCAAGGTCTCTATAGAGTCTTTAATGTGGGAGCGCACCTCACTTCCATCATATGTACTGATAGTTTCCCCCAAAATGTTGGACATCAAATGTGCCATCACTAGGGTATTTCCATCAGTCGTATCAGGAAGGCCGCTGCAGCGCCTGTGGTAACCAAGGTTAATACGTATCCGTTCCTTGCTCTTCAGTCCGGGACTCCATTCCAGTCTACCGTCTCCAAGCAAAGCTTCGCAAAAAGCAAGAGTGCAGCCGAATTGGCGGTAATAGTGCTGTTGCACCATTAAACTTCCAACCAATTCGCCATCCATCTCCAACGCGACCTGGGAATGATCCCAGTTCGACGCATCGCTTTCAACACCAAATACTAACCCATCTATATTAACCACAGCCGCAACATCGTCGCCACAGACTGTTATAGAAAAGCTGTTTGAGGGAATGGCCATCGATAAATCATACCAATTGCCGCGATCTTCAGGGGTAGTTCCGGACCCCCATACAAATCGCCCCTCAATGTCCCCAACTCTAATTGAAGGGGATTGGAACTCTTCCAAACTGAACCGTTTTTTCAACAAGGAATTCAAAGCACTGGCTTCGGCACCATAGTACGCAGTCAATTGTGGATCACATGCAATAATAACTCGCTCCTTATCCTTGAGCAACATTTCGTTATTCTTGCATTTGATCTTCATCGGACCACTGTATGGCATTTCGCCTTTTACCAACATTTTTGAGAGAATGGGGTAGTATAACCCGGATTTTTCATGGGCTTGTGCCCATGCCAACCTCGCTTCATTCTCAACGTAGATCATATATCTTGGATCTACTTCAAAAAACGCTTTGTTCATTAAGGTGTTTCCCCGTATAGCAGACTGTTCTACTGAAATGTAGCTGTCGTCTAACAGCTTCACTTCCGTGAGAATAGCATTTGTCATGCCTATTGCTCCGCCGACGGAATTCTGATTGCAATGCCATGGTACCAAATTGGGACCATACATATGCAAGCTTTCCTTCTTCTTCATCGGCGTGAATAAGTCTGCTGTATAACCTTGGGTTAACCCGTTCGGGCCTGTTGAAGCCACTGAACCGTTCGGTCCTAGACGCATTCGGTCTGGTTTAGGAGTCTGTGTGTGAGCCCTTTTCTCATACACGAGTACACCATACTTGTATACTCCAGTCTCCATATCCAGCACGTCTAGGTTTGCTTCCAACGCGACTGAGTCGTTGAATAGCGCGGGTATCACAGAATCTGGCAGGGATTCACGCGTTATATTGATTTTTGGTTCAATACAACTACGTATACCTGCGACAACGGCTTCGAAAAACTTGATCGGCAAAATGCCGCAACACAAGCAGGCGCATGCACCACACGCACG